ACAGTGCACCGAACGGTGTAGTCACTGGTGTAGTCATTTTGCGATTTATGGCACTTTTTGTAGTGCAAATTATTTAATTAAATCAATGCGTTAAGTGAAATTAGTTATATATAACAGCATTTTATCATTTAGTGTTTTTTGCTGTTTCATAATGTTTCAGGCTGTGCATTATGTTTTTGATTATCAACAGATTTGTGATTTTCCTTGTTCCAGCTTGTTTCACGTTGTAGCCCTTTGTGCAACGATCGGTGTAGTCACTGGTGTAGTCACTTTTTCGTAAAGAGGGGGTAAAACGTGAGCAGAGCAATGAACAAACTGAGCGATACCTTGCTAAGGAAACTTCATGGTAAGCCAGCGGAGAAAAACACGTTTTATAGTGATGGCGGAAACCTGAGCGTGAAATATTTAACATCAGGGAAATTGACCTGGTATTTCACATACAGGGCCGGAACGGGAAGGGAGACACGACCCGAACGCATTAAGCTGGGAAGTTATCCTGATCTGAGCCTGAAAGCAGCCAGGGAAAAAGCCGCACAGTGTCGCACATGGCTGGCTGAGGGGAAAAATCCACGTCATGAGATGAATTACACCGTACAGGAAGCGTTAAAGCCCGTAACGGTTGGCGATGCGCTCACCTACTGGCTTGAGTATTACGTAAAGGAAAACCGCGTGGATTATATCGCCCTGAAAAGGCGACTTAATAATCACGTAATACAGCAGATTGGTGCTATGCCGCTGGATAAATGCGAGCTACGGCACTGGCTGGCCTGTTTTGACCAGGTGGCAAAGCGAACGCCTGTTACTGCCGGATTCGTGCTACAGGCGTGCAAACAGGCGCTTAAGTTCTGCCGTAGGCGGCGCTATGCAATCAGCAACGTTCTGGACGATCTGAACGTGGCGGACGTTGGGAAAAAACCGGATATAAGCGAACGTGTCTTAAGTAACAAAGAACTTGGCGAATTATTGCAGGCACTGGACAAAAAAATATTCTCCCCTTACTACGTCGCGTTAATCCGCCTCCTGATTGTCTTCGGAGCCAGAACGGTAGAACTGAGGTTATCGGAGATCGGGGAGTGGGATTTTACGGAAATGCTATGGACCGTTCCGAAGGAGCACAGCAAAACGAAGGTCGCAATATTCCGGCCCATACCGGAAGCGATCCTGCCGTTCGTCACGCAGCTGGTGGAGCAGAACAGGCACACGGGCTTATTGCTGGGGGAAGTGAAACAGGAGGCCAGCGTATCGCAGTATGGAAGATTAGCGCACAGGAGGCTTAATCATCCTCACTGGTCACTGCATGACATCCGGCGCACCTTTACAACCATGCTGAACGATTTAGGCGTTGATCCGCATGTCGTGGAGCAGCTTACAGGCCACCAGATGCCAGGAATGCAGCGAGTTTATAATCATTCCCGTTATCTGGATGCTAAACGCAATGCGCTGGATATGTGGACGGAGCGGTTAGGGATACTGGCGGGAACACATGAAAACGTAACCACGCTACCAGTAGCCAGAAGAAAATAATTTTTTTCGTGTTTTTTCAGTATGCGCATACTGGATATGCGAACAGATACAACGTGCAACAATGAGCAACAATGCGGAACAACTACGAACAAGAGGCGAAAAAGTGTACGGATTTATAAGTAGCTGATTTTTAATGTGTTACTGGTTTTTTATACACTAGCGAATCACTCTTTAAATAGCGAGAAAAAAGGCATGAAACAATATTTTATGCCTTTGTATTAACATGAATTTAAAAGATTTTATTCTTACTGTTTCATTTTCTGTAAATCATACATCCTCAATATTTGCCATTCATCACTCTAGCGGGAACAATACGACACAATAAGACACCTGATGACTCTTTAAGAAACGAAAGGGGGCAATAGTGTTAAGCACTGATCGGTTTATACGTGAAAAAGAATGCGAAAAGCTAACAGGCCTTAGCCGCTCATGCCGCTACCGCCTGGAAAAGGCCGGACAATTCCCATCACGTCGTAAACTTAGCGGTCGTTCCGTTGGCTGGTCTTTATCCGAGGTTCTGGCCTGGAAGGATAGCTGCAAGGCAGTTCATTAATCACGCTGGCGGCACGCAGCCGCCACACATCAATCATCTGAACACAGAGCTATAACCATGAAGATTGAATATACGCCAGAACGTGGGCGGGGATTCGTTCGCCCTGGTGAGACTGGAAAACCACAAAATTGGGGTTTTTCAGGCATAAAAAAAGCGGCCCCGAAATGGAGCCGCCTTTCTGAACAGATAACCCGCTGCGCCGTTTGTGTGTGTGATCCCAAACATAAGCACGGGGATGATAGCCGCTATCAGGCTGGTGGGCAATGCAATCAGTCTGGTTCAGTTCGTTGCCATACCTGCAATGAGCGCTTTTCCCTGTATTCTTTAAGGAATTGCTCAAGGGCAAAAGCACATGGCGCGAATCTTTCTGATTCATGCTCTATCTTTCTGCGCCGTCTTTTCCGTGCCGGTGATAATGTTTTGGTCAATTCTTTATCGGTCATTGTGTTGTCCTGCATAGCAATGCGCCGTAATACCTCACACCACGGCGCTGATAGTGATTATTCTGATTCTTTGGCCTTGCGGCGCTGTAGTTCTTCACGAGCGATGGCGATAAGTTGCCCGAGTTCTTCCGTAGCTTTAATACCAATTTTTTCCACTTGCGCCAATGCATCGAGAGAAGAAATCAGAGGATTTTCACTGCTTCCTTCTGCCTGGCGGCGGGCGATCTCCCCGCGCATGGCGGTTACTATGAATCCGGCGTTGCTTTCGCCGTCCAGTTTTACGGATTCCATGCCATCAAAAGCATCATGTGGGATACGAATTGAAATCTGTTTTGATTTGTCGTTGATAGTGTTTTTTGCCATGTGCATTCTCCTAAACAAAAGATGTGATTCAGTATACACAAAAAAGAATCACAAAAAACACTTGACCTGTGATTCAGTTGAATTTAATTTAAATCACACCTCAGTAAGAGGATGTAAACGACAACGCCCCGAACTGTTTGCGGCAGTAGCGGGGCGTCTAACCAAACCGTTAACAGGAGTAACGATTATGGCTGGAACACAGCATACCCCACGTCTGGCGCACACACAAACTGCCTTTGTGTGGCGTTTTCTGGCACTAAGTGCCGGAGAATCTCAAATCATCCACGTAACCGCCTGGACGGAACGCGAAGCGCGTAGCCGTTGCCCGTCCGGTTGTGTTGCTGTATTCGCCGCCCGTATTCGTCAGGAGGTGTGCCATGTGCAATAAAACCACACCGGACGCAGCAGCCGCCGCGCTCACTACGCTGATGCACGCGCTTATTGATATTTCTGTTATTGCTGACATGGCGCATAAGCACGCCACCAGTGAAACAGAATATGCAGGGGCTTTCGTTCCTCATTCGCTGGCGGTTATGCAACTTAGTGCGGATATGGCGCTGAATGAGGCTAAAGCCATCCTGATTGCTGATTGTGAAAATGGGGGGGGGGGTTATGCGTGATGATCGTTTTAATTCCCTGAAACAGGAATTTTCCGGCGTTCCTGATGATGCGGCTGATGCGCTTTCGTCAATGCCAGAGCTTATTAGAGCGGCTTTTTTCTTACTTTCCACGAGAGAATATAAATCAACGGGGCTTGATGTACTGAATATCGTCGCCGATTATGCTGATTTCGTGACAGAGGTTATTTTAAGAAAAACGACGGACGGGGATTAATATGCGTGATATTTACCTTGAAACAATAGACCGCGCATTTCTTGCACTTTCTCACAGTGAAAGCATGATGGAAATATTACGCATATGGCTTGAAGCACTTGGCGACAATGAACGCGACAAACAAAAATCAAGAATTGCCACGGCATTAATAACGCTTCTTGAGCCTGTAATAATGGAACTGCAAGAAATAGATCTATTGCACGACAGATATAAAGAACAGCACACCGGAGAATAAAAATAATGAAACTTAAATATTCTGGCTTAACTGCCAGTGGCAACACTCACCCTAAATTTACGCGCGGCGATATTTACCGCGACCAGTACGGCGGCACGGTAATGATTAAGGGCGTGGAAGAACGGCGCGTAACCTACCGCCGTGAAGGTTACGAATATGATTGCGTGATGCCTGTTTATCAGTTCCGGCGTGATTTTTCTCTGGTACAGACCGCGCCGCATAACGTGCCCACCAGCAACGCCAGGGCACGGGCAAACATCCAGAAGCTGAAAACCATGATTAACGGATTCAGGGGTAAAAAATGAAACTGGCACCGAACGTAAAACAGCAGTCACGCGGCATAAAACACAAAGAAACAGAAGTCATTATTTTTGCGGGTAGTGATGCCTGGTCACACGCAAAACAATGGCAGGAACATGACGCGCGTATGGCCGGAGATAATGAGCCTCCTGTGTGGCTTGGGGAGCAGCAGTTATCCGAACTGGATAAGCTGCAAATTGTGCCGGAAGGCAGAAAATCCGTGCGCATATTCAGGGCCGGATATCTTGCGCCAGTAATGATAAAGGCGATTGGTCAGAAGCTGGCGGCGGCAGGCGTACAGGATGCAAATTTTTACCCTGATGGTATGCACGGTCAGAAGGTGGAGAACTGGCGCGAATATCTGGCCCGTGAGCGCCAGAATCTTTCTGATGGTCTGGTCATTGAGCTTCCGGTAAAGCAAAAGGCGCAACTTTCGCAGATGGCGGACAGTGAGCGCGCGCAGCTGCTTGCCGATCGCTTTGATGGCGTTTGCGTACATCCTGAAAGTGAAATCGTTCACGTATGGCGCGGCGGGGTATGGTGTCCGGTCAGCACAATGGAACTTAGCCGCGAAATGGTGGCGATCTATTCAGAGCACAGGGCCACTTTCAGCAAGCGCGTAATCAATAACGCCGTGGAAGCGTTAAAAGTTATTGCCGAACCAATGGGCGAGCCGTCCGGCGATTTGTTGCCGTTCGCCAATGGTGCGCTTGACCTGAAAACGGGGGAATTTTCCCCGCACACGCCGGAGAACTGGATCACCACGCACAACGGCATTGAGTACACGCCACCAGCACCAGGGGAGAACATCCGCGATAACGCGCCAAACTTTCATAAATGGCTTGAGCACGCAGCCGGAAAAGACCCGCGCAAGATGATGCGTATATGTGCCGCGCTGTACATGATTATGGCGAACCGGTACGACTGGCAGATGTTTATTGAGGCCACCGGAGACGGCGGGAGCGGTAAAAGTACATTCACACACATAGCCAGCCTTCTGGCAGGGAAACAGAACACGGTAAGCGCTGAAATGACATCGCTTGATGATGCTGGTGGACGTGCGCAGGTTGTCGGGAGTCGTCTTATCGTCCTGGCTGACCAGCCGAAATATACAGGCGAAGGAACGGGCATCAAGAAAATCACGGGCGGTGACCCCGTGGAAATTAACCCGAAATACGAAAAGCGTTTCACGGCTGTAATCAGGGCGGTGGTGCTGGCGACCAACAATAACCCGATGATATTCACCGAACGGGCCGGAGGTGTGGCACGTCGTCGCGTGATTTTCCGTTTCGACAATATCGTCAGTGAGGCCGAAAAAGACAGGGAGCTACCGGAAAAGATCGCGGCTGAAATCCCTGTCATTATCCGCCGATTGCTGGCGAACTTTACCGACCCTGAGAAGGCGAGGGCTTTACTACTGGAACAGCGTGACGGTGATGAAGCTCTGGCAATAAAGCAACAGACGGATCCGGTTATTGAGTTTTGCCAGTTCCTGAATTTTCTGGAGGAAGCACGCGGCCTGATGATGGGCGGCGGTGGCGATTCAGTGAAGTACACGACCAGAAACAGTCTTTACCGCGTCTATCTGGCGTTTATGGCGTACGCAGGCAGGAGCAAACCGCTAAACGTAAATGACTTTGGCAAGGCTATGAAGCCAGCCGCGAAAGTTTACGGACATGAATATATTACGCGGAAAGTTAAGGGAGTAACGCAGACTAACGCAATAACAACAGACGAGTGCGACGCGTTTTTATAATTTTTTGTAATTGCTGTCTACCCTGTCTACCTGAGTAAAGAAAAATACATTTAATTCAGTGCATTAAGTTAGGTAGATAGCCTTTTTTTACTGTCTACCCACTATCTACCCTCTCTACCTGATTTTACCTGAATCAGACAGGGAGGTAGACACGGGGTAGATAGTGGATAAAAGCACTCTACCCCGCTGAAAGCCGCGCCATTACTGGTATGAGGGCCACTAAGGTAGATAAGGTAGACAAGGGGAGGCACAACTCAAAACTTTTTAAACGAGGGGGTAAAAATAAATATGCACACTTCAGGGAAATTTAATAAATCACTCAAAAAACGCAGAGACAGAACAGAACCGAAATATCGCGCGTTAGACATGACAGAGCACGCTTTAAAGGTGGCAATCAGAACGATAGACCGCCACGCGGGGGAAGGATACGCGAAAGCACATCCCGAACTGATAAGCGCATTCATGACCACGACGGCGGCAAATTTTGCCACGCTGACAGAGCGGGAGATTGCCGAAGCGGAACAGGTAACAACCATCAACGTTAAAACCGGAGAGGTGGAATAATGACAGCACAGATAGCAGCTTACGGGCGGCTGGTGGACGACCCGCAGGTAAAACAGACCAGCAAGGGCACACCGATGACGCTGGCGCGTATGGCGGTCCCCCTTCCGTGCAGCCAGGCAGATGACGGAACGGCGACGATGTGGTTATCCGTCCTGGCATTTGGCAGACAGGCCGAAGCACTGGAAAGGCACCGCAAGGGTGAACTCCTGAGCGTGGCGGGTAACATGCAGATCAGCCAGTGGACTGGGCAGAACGGAGAAACGCGGCAGGGCTGGCAGGTTATCGCAGACAGTGTAATCAGTGCGCGAACGGCGCGACTGGGCGGCAAAAAAGGTCAACAGGGCCAGGCTACTGACGCGCTGAACAGGGCAAAACAACAGGCGGGGAATGATGATCCGTACGGGGATAACATACCGTTTTAAGCGACGAGTGACAGAAGCTGGAGCAATCCGGCTTTTTTACGGGTCCTCCTGGCGGGGTGGGCCTGAACACGGGGCGGGAGGCGCGGAAAAAAGCGCATTTTTGTGATTTTATCGTCATCATCATCATGAGCGTAATTTATTGTTTTTAATTGTTTTGATGCAAAAAAGATGATGGTTGTGGTTAATTTTCGTTCGACATCTTTGCAGGCAGATAAAAAAGCCCGATAAGGTCAGAGGTGGCTTATCGGGCTTTTGCATATGAGGCTTTTTGGTGCACTGACACACATGAGCGGGATCATCATTTCATAATTTGCAACACAACTCAATATCATTGCACAAAATGCAATCCTGATTATAATCAGAACTGGATGAACATCCAGTTATAATTTTTTAAGTCAAAGAGGAATTTCTTACTATGGCTGAAGAGAAAAAAGGCGGTGTTTCGGTGTACATAAGCCCCGACATCGTGAAGGCGCTCAAGGAACGCCACCAGCAGAACGTAAAAGCAGGCATTGCGGCAGGACTTGATCCGCTGGCGATGGTTGAGCCGTCAACAGGCTGGCAGGTACGCGCCTATTTACGCGCGGCGCTGGGTATGAATCAGGTTCACGGGGGGGAATAATGACAGTAAAAGCAATGGCACTTAACACTAACCAGCTTTTTGCGTACCTGAATCGCGGGGATATTGCGGAATTTAAATTCAGTCCGCTGTTTACCACGCTGTTTTTCCCGAACGTGGCGACATTCAGCACGCAAAACATCATGCTGGATACCCTGGACATTGAAGAAGTCACCATGTCGGCGTTTTGTTCGCCTATGGTGGGTAGCCAGGTTCAGCGCGATAAAGGGTACGAAACCAGCACAATCAAACCTGGCTACATGAAGCCAAAGCACGAAATCGATCCAACGAAAACCATCATGCGCATGGCTGGAGAAGATCCGGCACAGCTTAACGACCCTACCTATCGCCGTATGCGCCTGATTACTGGCAATATGCGCCGCCAGATAAACGCCATAAAAGCGCGCGTGGAATGGCTGGCGGTAAATGCGGTAACGACCGGAAAAAACATCATTGAGGGCGAAGGCATAGAGCGCTATGAAATCGACTGGAAGATACCGGAAAAAAACATCATAGAGCAGGCCGACGGTAAAAAATGGTCAGAGCAGGACAAAGAAATCCACGATCCAATCTATGATATCGAACTATACGCCGATCAGGCAGGTTGCCCCGCCAACGTCATGATTATGGGCGCTGAGGTATGGCGAACGTTACGCAGCTTTAAAAAATTCCGTGAGCTGTACGATCTTTCCCGTGGTTCAGAGTCCGCCGCAGAGCTGGCATGTAAAAACTTGGGCGAAGTGGTGAGCTTTAAAGGCTATCTGGGCGATATTGCCCTTATCGTCTATTCCGGCAAATACGCCGACAGCGACGGCACAGAAAAATATTTCCTTGAGCCTGATTTGCTTGTCCTGGGCAACACCAACAATAAAGGGCTGGTGGCCTATGGTGCGATTATGGATCAGGACGCAGTAAGAACGGGGGCAACGCAAAACATGTACTACCCGAAAAACTGGATTGAGGACGGAGATCCGGCGATTGAGTACGTGCAGACACACAGTGCACCGCAGCCGGTACCGGCAGATATTCGCAAATTTGTTACCGTCAAAATTGGTTAACGGGGGATTCTATGGACACTCCATACATTGAGTTATTTGCAGGCAGTCAGCAGGTCGCCACGACGCTGGTACATTTTGCCGCTGATGCTGGCGTTATTCAGGAATTTACCCCGCTGATGCTGGCGGACAATGGCGAGTTTAAGCCGTGGGATGGTCAGGAATCTGGCAAGGCTGTTTATCTGACCTCGTACCCCGTGGACACGTCAAAGCAGAAATCAGCACAGTGTTACAAGACGGGGATATTTAATATCGCCGCCGTAAACTGGCCTGAGAGCGCCGACACTGACGCGAAAAAATGCGCCGCCTTTGCGGGTTCTGGCGTATCCGTTCAGCCGCTGGCGCGATAAGCAGGGGAAACGATGGCAACGAATGAAAGCATCATGGCGCTACCGCTGGCGAGTAAATTTAAAGCAGAAGCGCGGGCAATGGCTGACAGAGGTTTATCAACCTACGAGGCCGTATATCAACTCAACAAACTGGAAGAGCAGGACAAGCCGCGCGCTGATGCGATTATGGCGCTTGATGAATCTGGCGACTATCAGCCGCTGTTACGTGCAATGGCAAACGTGCCTTGTATCGATGTTGGTACGGCTAAAAGCATCCTTAGCATGACCATAGAGCAGGAACGTCCGAAGGTTGCGCCGGAACTTACCGCAGCCTTTGAAAACTTTATGGACATGCACAGCCCGCAAGCCGTATCAGCTGGCATGGCATACGATGGCAGAAACCAGGGCGATGACGGCGACATCGATCGCATACTGAAAACCATCTGAGACAAGGCCGGAGAAATCCGGCTTTTTTTTATGGGTCCTTTCCGGCATATGGACCCGTTACGGGGCGGCGACCTCGCGGGTTTTCGCTATTTATGACGTTTTTCCGTGAAGGTGACACCACCACCACTTGATTAATATTTAACCATGCAGTTAAGGTAACATTATGATTGATAAAGCTTGTTTTGTAAGTCAGCAGGAAATAGCTGAACATTTCAAGGTTAACAGAACCACTATTCGCGCATGGACCAAACAGGGGATGCCGTATCTTAATGCGGATCGCGGAAAGTCTGGCGGTTATCACATCGGGCATACATTGCTTTGGTCTTCAGGTAAAAGCCGTCTTGAGGCCATCAGATATCACGTAGAAACCAGTGCGCTGGAAAAAATTATGTTTGCCAGGCTGCTTTCATCTGAGCGTGACGAGTACTCCAGTGAAGAAACAGAACATCGATTTGATGAAGGTTTGCAGATTTACGGCTATTCACCGGAAGATGTGAGCAAGGCACGAAATAAAATGGCTGGCTTTCTGGCTGGGTGGCGTCATGCCGTAAGCGTTCGCCGTGCCAGCATGGAACAATCAGTCGTTACAGAACAGCAAAGTTAAAAATCACTTTCTGTTACGCCATCAAATACGCAATACAACAACCACGTATTTTTTTAAAACTATTTGATTCAATTAGCATTTTTTTATTTTTAGCATCAAAAAAACACTATCAGGTTGTTGTATTGCTCTTTATTTTTACTTAGTTATCAAATGGATATGACAAACAATTAAACAACAACCTCCCTCTAAAAAAGCTCATAAATAGCGAAAAACCGCGAGGTCGCCGCCCCGTAACGGGCCATAATTCCAGGAAGGACCCGACGACACCAGACAATCAGAACGATGGGTGCACAATGACAGAAGCCGAAATACTGGGATTAATCCGCCGTGCTGGTGGAATCAGCCAGCAGACTGACGAACAGGCCACGCAGCCGGACAGCGTGACAGCCGAAAATTATGCGCGTGTTGTTGCTGAGGTGATGCGCCGTGATGGTATCCAGCTTAATGATGTGGATATGCGCAACATACGGATCCGCGTTCTTGAAATGCTGGCCTACAATCGCCGCGTGGCACTGTATCGGGAAACGGAGAAAATTACGTACCACTGGAAGAAGCCGGAGCGGTTACGGCGTTAACGAGTAGCGACATACCGTGACGGAGAGTGACAACCAGTGACACGCCGTGACAAAAGACGGTTTAACCGTTAATTAAAAATTGACGGGATTTTGTGCTTTCCGGACGACGTGACCAACGTCATTTTTTAGCGAAAAGTTCTGATTAAGGTCATTGTCTGAATGGTCATAATGACCACTCCTACAAAACAGGTAAAGCCCACCAGCCTGATTAACAGTTAACCGGAAAAAAAATCCGGTAGCCCCGTTATGGGGATCCCCATATCAACATTAACGCCCCTCATGAATTAGCGCGCTTCCCCCTGGAAAGATGACCCGCCTGTATATTTCTTGTGTCTATTTGTTCCACGTTGTTTCATACAGTGCACCGAACGGTGTAGTCACTGGTGTAGTCATTTTGCGATTTATGGCACTTTTTGTAGTGCAAATTATTTAATTAAATCAATGCGTTAAGTGAAATTAGTTATATATAACAGCA